GAAATGGAACTGCATTAACTGATGCTGGATTAAGACAGGCAATGCAAACACTTGAGGATTCAGATGTTAATACTGCTGAATGTGGACTTGTTGTTCCTCCTACTGTAATCAGAACATTGCGTGGTATTGCAAGATTTACTGAACAGGCTTTCATCGGTGATGGGAAAACTATCCGCACTGGTCGTATTGGTAACTTGTATGGCGTGGAAGTTTATGCATCAAGTTTGTGTCCGTGGATTCACGTTAATAGTGTTACTGGTACGCAATCTGGTACGTTTTCATCTACTGCGCCAACAGGTGCTTCATACACAGATGATTTTGCATTGACTGTTGACTGGAATACATCATCTCCAACTGATACCAAGTATCGTGCATGTTTGTTAGTGCATCCTGATGCAATGGTATTAGCTGAAGCTCAAGCTATCCGTACGCAACAACAATACAAGCAAGAGTATCTTGGGTACTTGGTTACCTCTGACTGTATCTTTGGAACTGCTGAATTACGTGACTATGGTTCAATTCCTATCATAGTTCCAGCTTAATTAAAGGAGGTAATTATGGCTACAGTTATTGAACGTGGCAGCAAGCAGTTTCAAGGTGCTTTCAGTGAACTTTGGCTTGTTAGAGAAACCGCATTAAATTTTGCTAATGCGGCAACTGGTTCTGGTACATTTGCTTCTGTTGATATTACAGTCCCCGGTGTTGCTCTTGGGGATATTGTAATGGGTGTATCAGTAGGGGTTGATACTGTTGATGCTGTTATTGGTGGCGCAGTAACAGCGGCAAATATAGTAACTCTAACATTGCTGAACAACTCTGCTGGTGCTATTGACTTGGCATCAACAACTGGACGGTTTCTTGTAGGTCGCCCAGTCTGGTAATAAACTGCCCCCGAAAGGGGGCTTTTTCAAGAGGTTCATATGAGTGTAGAAAATGGGAATGTAGTTGCTCTTGCTAGTGCGTCACGCACTACGACACAAACACTTGCTGATGTTCATAATCCTTATCATAAAGGATTGATTGTTGTACTTGATATGACAACAGTTGGTACTGGTTCTGTAACTCTTACAATACAAGGCAAAGATATTGCAAGTGGTAAGTATTACACTATCTTGGCTGGTGCGGCAGTTATAACAAATTCAACAAATACTTATCGTGTATATCCCGGATTATCGGCTGTTGCGAATACAACGGCTAATGATGTTATTCCTGCTACTTTTAGGTTATTGGTAACAGCAAATAATGCTAATGCTGCAACTTATTCTTTAGGATATTCAAAAATATGCTAGTTACATTTCGCTGTAAACAATCTGGCAATACCGTGTCATTTAGCGATGCAATGGATATTGAGACAATGCGTAAAGAGTCGCATTATGAGGAGATTAAACATGAAGAACCAAAAACCATCATACCCGATGCCCAAGAAGCAAGTTCCGATGAGACGCGGCAAGAGAGGGTGTTAGTTAAACGTGGCAGACCAAAGTCAATAAACTAGGAGTTTATATGGATGGCATGTTATCTTCAGGTATGGCACAACCACAACAATCTGGTTTTAATGGAACTGTGATGTATAACGGTACGCCAGTTGCAGTTAGAAATAGTGTCGCCATTGTGGATGGCGAGAAATATATTGTAAGTGATGACGGAAGTCTTGTTGTAAATGAAAGAGGTGAACTTGCTGGAATTATACAGGATGGCACTTTTATTGAAGCCACTCCTGAAATAGTTGACCAATTAAGACAACAGGGGGTTTTTGGTGAGCAACCTGAAGGAATGGCTGCACAAGCGCAGGGGCAGGTTTTATGAAGGCGAAACATTAAAACAACATTGTGATGCTTTTCTAAAGATAGTCGAGACTGCAACAGTACATGAATTTAAAGACGCGATCATTGTTCTTGAGAAATATGGATTGCCGGGTAATGTTAGAGGTTGGTTGTTATTTGATAAATTTACCAAAGGAACGGTAACGGCGATGAAAAAAATAACCGATGAATTTAATGGTAATTTATACGCATCAACGCATGATGTTCGCATCCGTGACTTGCTCGTTAAATTAGGTTATGAGCAATACAACCAAGATGCCCATGATTATTATTTGGTTAAAAGGAGTTAATTATGGGTTGTAGTTTTGTATCTGGAATTCAACATGCTATTGGCGAGGTTATAGATAGTCCAATAGTTCAAACAGTTGCTCCAATAGTGGTAGGTGCTTATCTTGGCCCAGCGGCAGGTGCATTACTTGGTACAAGCGCAAGTATTGGTGGAGCGGCAGCTGGAGCATTAGCTGGTGGCGCACTATCAGCAGCAAGTGGTGGAAGCGTGCTTAAAGGCATGTTGTCAGGTGGTATGGGCGGATATGCTGGCGCAGGATTTGGAGTAAGTCCTACAAGCACTGCAAGTTCTGCCATGAGCGCATGGAACTCATTGCCAGTTGCAGAACAAAATGCTTATCTATCTGCTGGATATACTCCTTCAGAAATTGGTTCCTCTATTGCAAACATCCAAGGTACACATCCGTCAAGTGGTCTATTTAGTGGAATTACAAGTGCTTATGATGCTATGTCAGCACAAAATAAGGCTGGATTGCTTTCAACTGGATTGAATGCAATAGGTGGTCTTGTTCAAGGCAATGCAGCAAGAGGCGCGGCACAAACAAGTGCGAACGCTCAAATTCAGGCAGCTAAGATTGCTGCTGATGCAGCTAAATTCAGACCAGTTGGTGTAACGACAAACTTTGGTGCTTCAAGATTTGGTTATGATGCCAATGGTAATCTAACTGCCGCAGGTTACGCACTTAATCCGCGATTACAGGCACAACAAGACCAGTTGATGGATATGTCTGGTGGATTCCTTAATCAATACGGTGGAACGCAAGCTGCAACCGCTCCAATGGCTCAAGCATCAAGCACAATGATGGGATTAGGTAATAATTACTTATCAATCACTCCACAACAGCAAGCAGCAAAATATATGGCTGAACAGCAAGCATTACTTGCCGCGCCTAGAGCTAATCAACTTGCAAGCATACAAGAGCGATTAAATGCACAAGGACGTGGTGGACTTGCTATTGGTGGTAATGCAGGTCAGTTTGCTGCCAATCCAGAATTGGCTGCATATTACAATGCACTGCAACAACAAGACTTAGGCTTGGCAGCACAAGCGACACAAGGCGGTATGGATTACGCTAAATTTGGTTCTGGTATGGTTGGTGCTGGTGGAGACATGCTTAAGTCAATGTATGGAATACAATCAGAAGCATATAATCCTTATGCAACAGCAATTGGTGGCGCAGCAAAGCTAGAAGGTTTAGGGCAGAATGCTATGGATATGGGAATTAACATAGGTGCAAAAGGAACTGCTGCGACAGCGCAATCTGGAATGTTACTAGGTCAAGGAATAAAGGATGCGGCATTAACTATGCAACCAGCTAATGCTCAGAGTCAATGGGGTGATTTGTTGTCTGGAATGGCATCTGGAACAAGATACTTGTGGGGGCAATGATGGATGAATTAAGTGGAATTGTATCTGGTTTGTTTGGATTAAACCCAATGCAAGTGCAGCAACAACAACAAGCAAATATAGATGCACAAGCAAATACTTATGCAAATCAAAATCCATATCAACGCGCTACATCTAGTATGTATAAGGCTGGCGCAGGGCTTGCTAGTGTTGGAGGCGGAATGCTTGGTATGGTCAATCCACAAATGGAACAGGCACGTAAAGAACAAACATATCTACAAGGTGTAAATTTAGAAGACCCTGCATCAATTCGTGCTAGAGCAAATCAGATAGTAGACCCTCAATATAAATTGAAATTAGGTATATTGGCGAATGCTGTTGAGAAGCGTCTAGCAGAACTTAATGTACTTAAAGCGCGTGAGAAATATTTCTTGGGTGAAGGAAAGAGTGGTAAAAATTCATTTACTGAAAAAGATAATGACGCATCTGTATTTGGAAAGGCTCAAGTAAGAGCAAATAATGTTTATATGAATGAAACTAGATACCATAATGCAACTCATGATGAGGCAATGCAATCTGCTAATAAGGCTGCACAAGAGGTTATAAATCAATGGAATGAATATAAACAAACCAAAGGATTAGGAGATAAAAAAACAACTGAAACAAAAGTTGCCACTCAATTGCCACAAACTGTTACACCACAATCGCCTGCGCCAGTAACTATGGACTCTATGATTGAATCTAGTGCAAAACGAATAGCTAAATTTGATGCTACACCAACGCCATCTCAAATAAGTTCTGTTGCTAAACAACAAGGATTTACATTAGACCCTATTCCTAGAAATCGCGTGGAAAGTGATACAGATCAAGCAATGACGTATGCAATTCCAGATTATCCTTCGGTAGAGTCTACACCGCTTCCTGCTGAACAGCCTTCCGTGCCACTTCCTACGCCTGTTACTCCTGTTGTTATACCTGCACCTGCGCCAGTCGTTACTGCACCTGCACCTGCACCAGTTCAAGTTGAACAAGTATTAACACCCAAGAAGAAAGCTGAACTAATACGAGATGCAATACGTCGAGGTGCTACACAGGATGCTGAAGATATTAGAAAACTGCCTACTGGCAAACCAAAAACAGAAAACGCTTCTGGATATGGAAATAGGCCATCTGATACAGCATATAAAAAGCAATACGCAGAAGAAATGGCTAAAACAGACCCAGTATTAGCGTCAAGAGAAGCCGAGGCAAAGAAAACTGGTGAAGATGCGGCAGCATTTAATGCTAAACAATACGAACAAGTTCTTGAATCCAAAAGAAGTCTTGATAATGTAGCGAATCTAAAAAAGGAACTTGCATCCTCTGATGCTATTACGGGTATCGGTGCAGATATTCGTAAAAATATAGCTAGAGTTAGAGCATTTTTTGGGTCAAAATATGCTGGAAAAGTAGTAACCGATACCGAATTGTTAAACGCAATGACTGGTGCTGAAACATATCCATTGATGAAAGCACTTGGAATTACTTCGCAAATGATGAACACTCCAAATGAGCGTGATTTCATTAGAGAGGTATTTTTAGGTAATATATCTCTTAATAAAGATACATTGTTAAGACTGGCAGATATTAGAGAAAAGGCTGCTCAAAAGACAATTGATGATTGGAATAGCCGAGTAAAAGGTGGTGAGCTTGATAACTTCTTTAAACTATCTGGTAAACGAAAAGAAATTATTGCGCCTGCAGTAGAATCTAAAAGATCAAAAAAATGGAATCCAAAGTCTGGTAAGTGGGAGTAAATATGGATATGTACACTATGCCTGATGGGAATGAATATCCATTTCCTTCGGATGAAGAAGCAACTAGAGCAATGAATGCGTGGGAATCGCAATTTGGTTCTAGTGCTAAACAAAAAGGTGTAACTCCTGAATTTCAAAGAAAATCTGCTGTTACTGCATGGCGAGGTGAGCATCCAGTATTGGCTGGTGTTGCTGATGTGGCTACTGGGATGTCTGGATTAATGCGCAGTGGCGCGAATCTTATTCGTCCCGGACTTGGTGAAAAATTATGGCCTTCAGATATAGCTAGAGATACAGGATGGGAAACAGCAGGAGAAATACTTGACCCTGTTGCAATGGCTGCCTTTGGTGGTGGAGGCGGAATTGCTAGGCAAATTATTAACCCAAAGGTTGGTGGTTATGCTACTGGTATTGCTGGTGGATTACTTGGAGGTGGAGTTGTAGGTGGAATTTCTGATAAAAGTGATGCAACAAGTGGGGCATTAACTGGCGCAGGAGCCATGGCGGTTCTTCCTCCTGTATTGAAATATGGCTCAAAAGCTGTTGGTGCTGGAATAGATTTGGTTTCTGGACGTACTGCAAAAGTAAATGCTGGAAAAATAATGAAGGATGTGGCTGGTGAAGAACTGCCAGCAATAAAAGCAGCATTAAAATCTGCTCCAAGCGATGTAACCGCTGCACAAGCAACTTCAGAAATTGATAGAGATGTTTGGCAAGCATTGGGTAAATATGCTTCCAGTAGCCATACTGAAAGTTACTATAGACTGCTTGGAGATAAACAAGAGATTGATAATTTAAATAAACTTGCAAAATTAGCAAGGGGTGATTCAGCGGAATCTAGTGCGGTTGCAAGAAAATTAATGCAATCAAGAATTGAAAACTATCTTGGCAAAGTTCGTGAGGCAGAATTATCAAAAGCTGGAATTGCTGGCGAAGCTAATGTGGAACAAAATGCAATCATATCTGAGAATATCGGTGGTAGAGCAATTAATCCAATTACTGGTGAAGCATATACACATCCAGCAACAGGAGAACCTGTATATACTGGACTAAAAGGAGCAATGCAGCAAGCTGGAAAGTTATATGCGGAATTTGGCAACCAAGCAAATCAATCATGGAAAACTGCTAACAGAAAGTTAGGTTGGGCTGGCGATGTAAAAATTGCTAGGCATGTAGAACGTGGTCTTGAGAATTATGATGCAAGTAAAGCATTTGTTGATATTGCCGCTGAAAAATCATTAAAGATTGCTGATGCACAAGACGTATTATTAGGAATAGAAAGGGCGGGTCTTACGCCACTTGATGTAACTCCGATTATCAATAAAATAGATGCAAAACTTGCAAGCAAAGTAACTCGCACAAATCCAGATGAAGTGCTTGTATTGAATACTTTGAAAGAACGTCTAGCTATTGCTAGTGAAGGAGGGATAACAGATCCTTTTGCTTTATATAATATAAGGAAACTTTCAGTAAATCAGGTAATTGACCAATTATCGTCAGGTTCTAATCCTAGACTTTCAAAGACTATAGCATCAAAAGTATTGAATGATCTAAAACCAATGATAGATGAGGCGATTGAATCTGCTGGTGGTGAAAAATGGGGTTCTGGCTATGTGCGTAAATATCATAAAGCATTCCAAGCTATTGAAAGAGTTGAGATGCTTGATGTAATGAGGCAAATGTACAAAGAAAATCCTGATACTTTTGTTAAAATAGTTCGTGGTGAAGCACCTGAACAAGTGCAAAAAGTTATGGAAGGCAAGATTGGATTTGATGATGCTTTTTCAAATAATACAAAAAATATATTAAGAGATATTGCATCACAAATTGAACAAAAAGAAAAAATGAAAATCATGGCTGATTCTGGACATGGTGGATTGTCAATCATATTGGATAAAGACACATTACGATCAAAACTCCCTACATGGATTAACAGGTGGACAACTGCTGCCAACAAAGGGGTTGATCTACTTGAAGGTAAGATTAATAAAGCTACTCGTGCTGAAATATCAAAAGGGATGAGATCAGGTAAAGATGCACTGGATATTATTAATACACTTCCAACCTCAGAGAAGAATATGCTGCTGAATTCATTGATTAAAAATGATGATATATACGGCATGATGATGGGTTCTGCATTAACATCTACACAGCGAGATCAACAATGACATATCTACAAATTGTAAATGCTGTTCTTGCTAGAATGCGAGAATCGTCAGTTGCCTCTGTATCTACAAACAGTTACTCTCAACTGATCGGCAAGTTTGTTAATGATGCCAAAAGACAGGTAGAGGATGCATGGGATTGGGATGCGATGTCAGTTACGCTTCCTTTAACTACTTCTGCTGGTACTTCTACATATACGCTTACTGGCTCTGGATTGAAGCCAAAAGATATATCAGTGAACGATACAACAAATAAAACAAGGTTAAGAAATGCGCCGATTAAGTGGATATTTGACCAACAACAGCTTACAACAGTCAGTAACGCAAATCCTGCATACTACGCATGGAATACAAATGATGGAACTGATAGCAAAGTTGAATTATTCCCTACACCAAATGGGACATATACTTTAAACTTTAATCTGTACGTTCAGCAAGCAGACCTGAGTGCTGATAGTGACGTTTTAATACTTCCGCATGAGGCAATAGAAATGGGTGCATATGCTCGTGCTTTAGTTGAGCGCGGAGAGGATGGAGGATTAAATAGTTCTGAGGCATATGGATTGTTTAAAGGGATTCTTGCAGATCAGATTGCATTAGAATCATCACGGTTTATTGAAAATGACGTTTGGGTAGCAGTGTAATGAGCCAGCAAATTGCTCCATTTTCTATTAGCGCACCCGGATTTATGGGGGTTAACAAACAGGATGCTCCTGTTGATTTAGCTTCAACTTTTGCTTTAGAAGCAATAAATTGCGTGATTGATAAGTCAGGTCGTATCGCCTCAAGGAAAGGATGGGCAACAACTCATACTGCAAATTCTGATTTATCTACTTCAAATATAACCTGTATTGGAGAGCTAATCTTAAATGATGGAACTTCAACTACGCTTGCTGCTGGTGGTGGGTATTTATTCAAACTATCAGGAACAACACTTGTTACGCTAACTTATGGAGGTGGCGGTGTTGCACCAACAATTTCTGCTAACAATTGGTTATTTACTCAGTTGAATGGAATGGCTGTATTCTTTCAGCGTGGTTATGACCCATTGATATATGACCCCGCAGTATCTACAACAACATTTAGAAGGCTTTCTGAACATGCTTCATATTCGGGTACTGTATTACAAGCAAATGCTGCCACAAGTGCATATGGCAGGGTTTGGTGTGCAGATACAACAACAGATAAGAATACTATAAAATGGAGTGATGTAATAGCACTTCAAAAGTGGACTGGTGGCTCTGCTGGTAGCTTAGATTTGATTGGTGTTTGGCCTCTTGGTGGTGATGAGATTGTTGCGTTAGCGACGCATAATAACTTCCTTGTTATATTTGGTCGCAAACAAATACTACTTTACTCTGGCGCAAATACACCATCCACCATGACATTAAGCGATAGCATTATTGGCATTGGATGTATAGCCCGTGATTCTGTGCAAAACACAGGTGAAGATATTATATTTCTATCAAATGATGGAGTTAGGTCATTGATGAGAACAATACAGGGCGGTTCTTCTCCAATGAGGAACGTCAGCAAGAATGTTAATGATGACGTAATTACTTATTCATCACTTGAGACACTTGAGAATGTCAAATCATGTTATTCCAGAGTAAATCAATTCTATCTTCTTACATTCCCCGCATCTTCGATAACATATTGCTTTGATCTTAGATACCCGTTGCAAGATGGTTCTTCACGAACTACAACATGGACGGATATAAATCCTAAAGCATTATATGAAACAAAAGCTGGAATATTATATTTAGGCAAAGCGGGTAACCTTGCTAAGTATCATAGTTATACCGACAATTCAAGCACTTATAGGATGTCATATTTTACTACATGGATTGATTTTGGTAATCCAATGCAGACTTCAATTTTCAAGAAGGCTATATTGACATTAATTGGATTTCAAACACAAGCTGTTGTTTTTAAATGGGCATATGATTTTTCCGTTAATTATTTCTCGCAAACACAAACATTATCAGGCATAAGTTCAGTTGCCGAATATGGTATTGCAGAATATGGAATAGATGAATACTCAGGAAGTGTGTCTGTCAATACTTTATCATCATATGGCTCCGGCTCAGGAAAAGTATTGCAATTTGGCATTGAGACAGATATAAATGGATTTAACCTATCTGTACAACGAATTGATTTATATACAAAAAATGGAAGATTACAATAATTTAAGGTATTAATTATGTCTAATTACGTAAAGATTACAGACTATGCAGCGAAGGATGCGCTATTAACTGGCAATCCTTCAAAAGTAGTTTCAGGAACAGAAATAGGGGCAGATTTTGATGCAGTAGCAACTGCTGTTGCAACAAAGGTTGACTCTGGTGGCGCATTGGGAACTCCATCCAGTGGAACATTAACAAATTGTACTGGAACGGCGGCAGGTTTAACTGCCGGCACAGTAACCACTAATGCCAACTTAACAGGTCACGTTACATCGGTAGGTAATGCGGCTGTTCTCGGGTCATTCACGATCGCACAGCTAAACACGGCCGTTAGTGATGCGAACGTGGCGCAGGCTGGTGCTAACTCGGATATTACTTCGCTTACTGGTATTACTGGCTTGATAAACGAAGCGCAAGGTTCTAATATAGCCAGTGCATCGACTATTAATCTGACGACTGCTACTGGTAACTACGTTCATATTACGGGAACGACTACGATCACAGCGATTACTCTTGCACAAGGCGCAGAGCGAACAATTGTTTTTGATGGTGCATTAACATTTACGAATGGTGCAAGTCTTATCCTTCCATCTGGTGCTAACATTACGACTGCCGCTGGTGATACTGCCATCGTCCGTGGTGAGGCTGCTGGTGTAGTTCGCTGCATAAACTATACTAAAGCAAACGGATCAACTATTGCAGCTTTGCCGACAAGCATGGTTAGACTGCATACCGCCAACGGATACGGAAGCACGAACACCCGCATTCGGAGGTTTACCACTACAGTCACAAATACTGGTTCTGATATTACTTATGCTGACAGCGCAGCGAATGGAGCATCATTTACTATAAATACTAGCGGTATATATTCAATAAGTTATTCTGATTCTTTCACTGTAACTGGATGCCTTGGAATTTCTTTAAACAGTTCACAATTAACAACTAATGTTATATCAATAACCACAGCTGACATATTGGATATTACTTCAAATAATTACGGAGCTGGTAACTGGCCTGATTCTGCACACTGGACTGGTTATCTTGCTGCAACTTCTGTTGTTCGCGCACATACCGACGCAGGAACATCTGGTGGTCCTGCTGCTCAATTTACAATTGTCCGTATTGCATAAGGAGGTTTCATGCTAATCGCATTTAAAGATAATACTGACGGATTTTATCAATGTTCAGTGGCAAGCGAATCTGATATTCCTGCTTGGGCAAAAGGTATGGCACGCCTTACTGATAACGAGGTATCGTCTGTTATTAATTCACCTGAAAGAGTAAAAGAAAGAACTAACTCCAGTATTCAAGCGCAGATCTCTGTACTGGAAGCACAGATACCGTCGCTCCTACGACATTTCGTTGTGCGCCCCAATGCGCCTATGTCGCGTCCGTCTGGGCCGCCAAAAACGCCAGCACAGGTTATCGCGGATATTGATTCACAAATCGAAGCACTCCGAGCAACATTAATACCATAACAAAGGTGATGCATGAGCGAACATGACGAAGAACTAACTATTGATCGTAGAAAGCGGTCTTTTGATACAACTATAAATGTTGCTCATATACTCACTACGATAGGCGCGATAGTAGCAGTGTTCAACTGGGCTTCAGATATTAAAACTACGATTGCAACCAACATGACAGAAATTGCCCATCTTAAAGAAGAACGCATGAGAGAGGCGGAAGAACTGAAAGAAAGTATCAAGGAGCTAAATAAGAAAATTGATAGACTAATCGAGAGGGGATACTAATGAAGGGTAGCTTTGAGTTTGCTTTTGCAAAAGTCGTTAGTGTCGAAGGTGGATATGTTGATGACCCCAAAGACCCCGGCGGCGCAACAAAATTCGGAATTAGTCAACGATCATACCCTGATGTAGATATTAAAAATCTAACTCTCGACCAAGCTAAAGCAATTTATCGGGCAGATTATTGGGACGCTGTTTCCGGTGATGAATTACCTGACCCGTTAAGCCATCTTGTTTTCGATGCTGCGGTCAATCAAGGAGTAGTTCCTGCAAGGCAAATGATGCAAGAAGCACTAGGAGTTAAGGTTGATGGTGAAATCGGAAAGATAACTTTAGCTGCTGCAAAAAACTCAACCAATAAAGAATGTGCAAAGTTCATGACGCTTCGTGCAATAAGATATATCGACACAAAAAACTTCGATATATATGGCAAAGGATGGTTCAACAGACTTTTTATCATGGCAATGGGTGGAAGATGATAATTGCTTATTTATTAAGCGATTTAACAGCGATTTAACGTGATTAAATTACTTTGTTGTACATGTGTATCAAAAATCAGCAAAAACCAGCCATACATTCATATAACTTAAATAAATAGATAGGAGTAAAAAATGACTGCAAAACTACTGGAAATCATCAAAAATGTTAAGTTTGTACATATTTTGACAGTTTTAACTATAACAATATCATCGCTAATTATGATTGGTGTAATGATGATTGATGACTTTAAGGATAGCGATCTGCGAACTCAAGTTGTCACTGCTTCATTAAGCATCCTTGCGCTGGCAGTTGGTTACTGGTTTAACTCAAGCAATGAAAGCAACAGAAAAACTGATTTACTCGCTCAATCTCAACCAATAGAAAAAAAGGAGTGAGAATGAAATTATGGATGATTTGTATTGCTCTAATGCTAACAGGGTGCGGTGCTTTAAATCCAGTGATTGCCGGATATGAAGAAACTGCCATTTCAAATACGAGAGCTGCGAATGACAACTATGTCAAAGCTATTGAGAACGCAATCTGTTCTGTGCCCGTTGGTGCTGTTATACGGCATCCTGAGTTTGTGCCAATTGCTAAGTCAGCTTGCTTGCCAAGCGGCAATCCTGATATAAATTCACTGTTTAAATGAAATACAAATCAGGCTATAAATATCAACTGGTGGAGAATGAATACTTCCACGGTGATGTTTTACCAATCAAGCCGTTAGTTGATACTGAGTACATTGCGCTTGATGACAACGGCGATTTAACCATCCGATCTGGATACTCTTGGGACGGCGCAAGTGGGCCAGCCATTCAAACACAAGACAGCATGAGAGCGTCTCTAATACACGATGCTTACTATCAGCTAATCAGACAAGGGTATGTTGATATGTCTTATCGTGAGCAGGCAGATAGTGCTTATCGCAGAGTTTGTATTGAAGATGGAATGCCACATCCTAGAGCGCAAGCACATTATATTGCGCTCAGAATGTTTGGAGCTACTGCTGCAATGTCGGAGAGTGAGCCTGTTGTGCTTGAGACTCCGTAGCAGTTGTCAAGCAATTCTTTACAACTCGGCCTACGCATTCACCAACACGGCTGAGAATTCCCGCTAATTTCTTGGTCGCGATCCGGGTGCTCACTCGCGAAGAATTCTCATGCGTCTTGGTACTGGCGAATCGTGGGAGAATCGAACTCTCATTACCGATTTTGGAGATCGGCGTGTTACCGTTACACTAACGACTCATTGTAATGCATGTTGCATACACCAGCAAAACATAGTACTATTCAAGCGTCTGGTGAAGACTAGTTGTAAGTGACAGAGGGTGCTCTCACCACCCTGTCATAGAAGCCGATGGTGCTAGAACGCTATCGGCTTTTTTATCGCCTATCATACCTTATCGAAGGCGCGGCATAAGGATTATTCGGGCTATCAGGGCTATATCTCGAACCGTACTGACCATATGGGTTATTGATACTGTCAGGGCTATAACGCGAACCATACTGCCCATACGGATTGTTAACAGAGTTCGGGTCATACTGATTTCCGTTTAGATTTCCAAGATATTTCCCTGTTGCAGGGTCGTATATTTCCAATGCCGCGTGAGCATGTTGAAAAGCTAACGCAAGAACAAATAGAGCTAATAAATTACGCATGATTCCTCCTGTTAAATTAAGTAAAGTGCTGGCTTCGGCATATTAACAAGGCCAGCTTCTTGCTTATTCACTCCATTGCCAAATAACGGTAGGCAACAGCTACATATGCCAGATAGATTATCTTTGTACGTGTTAACTATCCATAACTATAACAAGAAAATCTTCTTTTTGTTCGTGTGTAATTAAAAAAGGATACCCGTTCACAATTTGAATATTATCCTTTCTGCATGAGAATCTCGTAATAGCTTCTTTGCAGGAACGTGCCTTGCTATATCCATCAGGTGAAAAAATTATTACCATCGCGGGCTCATAGTAATGCTCACGTACATGCTCGTTATACTTAATCAACATTGATTTGCACAAATCATCAAGTAATGTATTAATATCTTGTTCTGTCATTTTATTTATATAACTTATAGTATAATCACTCAACAACACCCCCAACGCTACCCGTTAGATCAGCGCACCATCGGGGGTTTTTTTATTAAAAGTCATATCCTTCCCTTCGTTCTGAATCTTTCCGAAGGCCGCATTTGCTGCAAATAAATTCACCGCGCTTTAATCGTCGAATTTCATCTGCCAATTCGCTATTTTCCTTTCGCAGTTCCGCCAACTCCTTCATAGCCAGCGTGTTTCCGGCCACAACATCGTCTAAATCTAAGTATGTTCCCATGTTTACTTTCATCTTATCTATATGATCAGCCATCCCAAGGCAAAGATTAACTAAATCCTCAAAATGTACATCAATGCCATGTACGAAGCTATTAACAGTGGCAAAACTGTAATCCGCTGGCATGGTGATGCCTTGTTCTGTTTCAGTTAAAACTTTGCCTGTTTCTGTTATGGTAAAGCTCATAGTTAAACCTCCACGTCACGCTCTTCTATGTTGCCGATGATGGTTGCATCCCCTACGGCATACTTTAATCTGTCCTTGCAAGTTCTCGACATCGTAACAATACCGCCGTTTTTTCTGCGACACAGACAAAAATAATACTTAACCGTCTTTGGCTTTAACACGAACATAGGATGATATTCAGCGTCCTTATTCCACTCCGGTTCTTTTTCTACTGGGATATCAATTATAACTCCGAATCTATTAATTTCCCGCCACTGCTCATTCGTGCCTGCCTCACGTTGAGCCAACCAGAGTTTGCGCTCAGGTATGTGATGGATCAGGATGTCTTTCTTTGGTTCTTCCGCGTTCTGAACCTTTACTGCCTCCACACCGGCCTCGCCGGATAATTCTCGCTGGTCTATTTCAAGACTCTTCGGGCGCACCCTCGGCCTTGAGAAACCCACGCTCCCATCTGGTTGTACCCATTTGAGCGAGTACAACAGTGACCCTGGCTCAATGTCCGGTTCTTCTTCCATTTCTAATAGCTCCTTTGGTATTGGTTGGGTGGGGATGGAATGGGACATATCCTTAACACTACGACCTATCCGCAATCCTTGTTTCTCAGCGTTAGCCATCTGTTCATAACTTACCCCTTTAGGCACTGGCTGCTCTTGGATTGAGTAGTTTTCAGCAGGCCCGTCAAAAAGACGGTGACCACGTTGTTCTCCGCGCCACATATCCAAACTTCAACTTGCCATTTATTACCCATCATTATCCCCCGTTGTTAATAAACCCGCAGCGTGGACATTGTTCCAATTGCTTCTCCCGCAGGGGCATTGTCAGACAGGTATTATCATCCACTTCACCAACTTTCGCAGGGTTCGGAAAAGTCGCGAACAGTTCCCGACCTTCGCCCCCTTCGTCGCCATCTTCGAAATGCTTGTAGACATCAAGAAACTCATTCCCTATCTTGTCAATAGAACCGTGTTCTAGTCTGAACTCCCATGTGTATCCATGCGAGCGGTTAAAGCGGTGCATTCCTCCGTATTGGTCGATCACCTCAAATTCGATTGAGGGAAGGTTAGGTATTTTTGACATCGTTAGCTCCTTTCGTTACGCTAATCGGCACATGCTCTCTGGCCTGTCCTTGCAGAATTCACAATCATTGTCACTGCATTTTTCACAAATTAGGTCGTCTGGCATGGTTGCTTCTTTATATTTTTTGCGGAGCAAGTCGTTTTATATTTGGCTTTTTAAATATACACCACGGGTTCTCAAGTAAAGAAAGGCATTCATTATCTGATAGCACACGATCCCATTCTATGTTTGGCCGCCCCTTATAAACCCCCGGTCGGTCAGCAATAAACAAACTTGTTTTATTTTTGGATCGCACAATAAATACCCTGTTATTTTCAAATCTCATCGTTATCTCCTTTCGTTACGCTAATCGGCATATACTCTCTACATTTATCTTCACCATCTGCTGGCTGGAAGTCTGAATACGACTGCCGATACTCACTAGGAATTGCTGTAAAGCGGTAGCAAGTTGTTCTGCTTTCGCACTGTTTATTCAGGCACATTGAAATGTCTGGCATATATACTCCTTAGGTGATAACCACATGACGCTTCAAATACTCAAGTTTTGGCAACTTATCTGTCTTATAGCATTCTGTTAATATAGTTTCAGCTATTGTCGCTAAACTTGCATATCCACTATCTTTTAAAGCAGTCACATGCACTTCAAATAATTCAACAAATTTGGAAAGTTGATTGCTTAAATCAGCATATTTCTTGGTCTTTGCTGGCACTCTTGGCTTCTTACTACGTTTAAATCCTTCTGCCTTCTTAATCTTGCACTTAAATGCCATCCGGTGTATTTGGCTTTGCTCAAGGTTAAGCATTTCAGCCATAACATCAATGTGTGTTGTCGGGTAGAACTGTTCCAACACTTTACGGTATTGCTCATGCATCGCTATTGGCTTTTTCATTCGTTAAATCCTATTTGATGATGGTTATGTTGCTCATTTTTCCGTTTTTCATTTTTTCTGTCACGTTTAATTACTGCATCCACCATGGCGGTTTTTAATTCTCTTGCTTTTTTCGCTATTTGAACGAAATTTGCGAGTGCTGAATATCCGTCCATTGCTTGCCCTTGACATGAAAAAAGCTGGTTATGGCCTTCATATGCGTTTATAACATCTGTTAAATCATCAATTATTTTAAGATAAGCGTTTCGCTTATTATTATTTTCATCTAATGAGTTCATTTTAGTAATCCTTTATTATTAACTGCCTGTTGAGCCAAATCCACCATCACCGCGTTCTGTTTCTGATAGCTCATTAGATACAAGGAAGCCTTCAATTGCTGGCACTGGAATAATCATTGCCTGAGCAATGCGGTCGCCGTGAGATACGCCAAATCCACCACCATCAGAAGCAAGTTTAACTTTTACCTCTCCTCTGTAATCACTATCAATAACTCCAACACAATTAGATAATCGCACATCATTTTTAAACCCATGCCCACTACGGGAATAGATCATCATTGCGTGTCCTTTGGGGATTTCAAAAGATAATCCAGTTCTAATAATGGCTGGACTATGTTTGTATATTGATACTTTTTTGCTGTCCTCAACCATCGCATATAAATCAAAACAGGCAGCCCCCTCGGTTGCGAATGTTGGAATCATTGCGCGTTCATGTAACTTTTTAATTTTGATTATCATAATTTATCCTTTCCCCGCAGTCCTTAGAACGGGATGTCGTCCGTGAGGTCATTGAACCCCTGCCCACTGCCCGTATTCCCTGATGTTTCTGGCTTTTGTTCGGCAGGCGCTTGCTGTGCAGCCGCTGAGCCTTCACCTTTGCCACCCAACATCTGCATTTCATTAAAGATGATCTCTGTTGTGTACCTATCCTTGCCTTCTTTATCCTGCCATTTTCGGGTTTTCATCTTTCCGCTAACGAATACCTGTGAACCTTTGGTAAGATATTTACTGCAAATTTCAGCTAATTTGTCATAAGCGACAAGGTTAATCCACTCAGTAGATTCTTGCTTTTCTCCATCTTTAGATTTCCATGAGCTGCCGACTGCAATGCTAAAGTTTGCAACAGCTTTTCCATCTGTCATGTATCGTGTTTCAACATCTTTGCCAAGCCTGCCTATAAATTCACAACGGTTTAAATCATTTGACATTTAATTCTCCTATCTTCTAATTGAAAAACCAAAAAACCATTTGCTCTTAAATCCTATGCCGTACATCTTCCATCCCCAATTATGAGTGCCTAAATATAATCTCATTATTTATTCTCCTTATTTGGTGGCATGAACCACCCCGCAGATAGCCACGCCTCTGTTCCTGATAGATACCTAACCCTAAATAATATTCCCGTTTCGCAAACTGCCTCCTTAACACCAAGCACTTCTGTCGGAGTTGCCAGTTTGTTTACTCGCTCTGATCTATTCCAAACGTTGTCTGGTACTATTAAATCACCGACTTTTACTTTCCTTGCTTCTGTTGAGTTCATTGCTCACCCATCTATACTTTCAAAACACTCATTAAATATCTCAGCCCAATCTCCATCGCTTATCTCCATACCTCGCCCAATGTACTTGTACCAAGTGATAGTTGCTCCGGTCTTTTTATGTATGAAATTTGGAGCATCGCCAGCACACCATTGGCAATCATCTTTGTCGCACCAGCAATACGGGTACATTTCGAATACATCATTTTCATAATTAACTCCATATCCAAATTCCCCGCCTAACCCGCCACCACATGGGTTATCACCTGTTTTAGTACAAATATCCTTAGTTAGCTGACGAAGTGCTTTTGAAATATCATCTTCATTAATTTCTGGCATGATTATTATCATTTAATCACTATCCTTTTATCTTTTTTTAGAACACATCCAGCAACTTCCTTGCCAGCCTTGAGATCAGCCAATATCAATTTCTTGTCTGGTGCTGGAACTGGTGGTTTAGGCTCAGGCACTCGCATATATTCGGCTGGTATAAGTTTGTCGTTATATACATCAACACTAGGTGGATTATCTTGAACTGCAATCGTAAAAAATGGACATTCTACCTGTTTAATTTCAAGCGTAACCATGCTAGACAATAGCCAATTCTTTGTGCGTTCAATCCGCTTCTTCTCAGCATTCATCCGCTCTGTTAATCGTTCAATTTCTTTGGAGATTGCATCAACAAACGATTCTCTGTCACGCAGCACAATGCCGTAATTTTCAATCTTTTTGGAAATTTCAAGTGATGAGCCTTCGATAGTATCAGCTATTGTTTGCTGATCTAAATTCATTTCCATGAGCTTCTGCTTTAGCTCTAGTTGCTGTTGTGTTAGTTCGTATAAGTTCATTTGCTTGCCTCGCGTTTCTTTTTAAGTGCATCAACGGCTTTCTGATAATTTGCTGTTGTCAACAAGTCTAAACTTTCAATTTTAAGCCATTCCAAAACCACCTTCTTGTCTGCCTTCAATTCTTTTATTAGATCATCTAGCACAGTTACTTGATCTGCTGTTATATACTCAATCGCAGCTGGTTCTTCTCCATGTAAGTCACCTTTGTGCCACAACTCTAAAGCAGCACCAAATCGCATTGCAGCGTTACGCAGAGCGTCTCCAATACGCTCTTTCATCGCATCACCACCAGTCTTGCCTTGTGCATCACCATAACCCAACCTAGTTACACCCAATACTGTTAGCTTAATCCACATTCCGCCATCCCTATCTATTACAGGTAATCCATCTTGTCCCAATGCTAATGGCTCCCATGTCCAATTTGGGTCAACATCCAACAGCATAGATGTAAGCGCAGCATGACCAAAGTAATCCAAGTGAACAACTTTTGGATGATGCCAGCCACCGCAAATATCGCAACGAACACCTTTTTTATAATCCGCCTTAACTTCGTCTGTTTGTTGCTTGGTAGGTTTTGGTAATTTGTTAATTAGCCTGGCAGGTATTGGGTCACGCATTGTTGTAAATTTCAATTCAGCCATTATTGTTTCTCCTATAAACATCTAATTAATCTCTAATTAATCTCTAATTAATCTCTAATTAATCTCTAATACTTGGGAATGGCGGCATATCCCCAAACACTAGAGACGGCTCACCACCAACTTTCGTGCTCCGCATCGCAATCATGGTATCTGCCATCATATACGCATCCATCACCAATCCTTCACGCCAATGCTCATCTTGCGGCCCTGCACCTTGCTTACGTAATCCTGCAAAATACTCTGCATAGATAGCAGGCAGTATCCCAAGTGCAATCACATCCCTCTTATCCATTTTCATTCTCCTGTTGTGTCAATTCAATACTTCGTTCATATTGAGCAATTCTTCGTTCCATGTCTCGTTCACGGGCGCGTTCCATCATAAATTCCATTTCACGTTCCTGTTGTTCTTGTTCCTGTTCTTCTTGCCATCTACCATTATCATCACGATCTGGTTCAGTCATTTAATCCTCCAGTCTCTTTTTAGTTTCAATCCAGTAATCTTTAACTAATTCCATCAAGTGTTCATGGCACTTGGCTTGCATTTGTTGCAGAACTTCTTGTTTAACTGATTTATGTAAGCGATCTTTACACTCAACAATATCCTCTTTGTAATGTTCAATCGCTACGCACTTATTGTTATATTCTTTCCATTGTGCATCGGTTAGGTTGGTAATAGCTTCATCAAGATTGAAGTAAACATACCTGCCCCAAGGTTGTTGACGGTCTTTATGACCAAAAGGGCTGTAATCATCGTCGGTTAGTGGATCGTAAGTTTTCATTATTGCCCCTTTGTGTAATTGATGACGCATCATAAAACACTTTTTTAGAAAAGTAAACATATTTTACAAAATAATTATTTTTATTCTTCAAAACTACATTTGACTTTTCTTTTTATTCTGTATTACTATGCTCGTGTTGTCAATAACAAATTGGAGGTGGAAGTGAAGAAAATTAAAGACATTCTTGAGCATGTCAAGATAATCAATAGTATGGGTGGAGTTAGTGCTGTTGCAAAACGTTTCGGCTTCTCAAAGCAAAGGGTGCATAACTGGTTACGGCTTGGCATCCCGCCGCAAATCTACCTGGATAATCAAAAATTATTCAATCGGTATAAGAACAAAGCCAATAAACCACCAAAAATAAAGGAGTTATGATGGAAACATATATCGGAATAACATTTATCGGTTGGGCATTGCTTGGTATTTTTATGCTATGTATTGCTACGTGGACACCAATTATTATGGCGATGGTGAAATAAATGGATAAAACCTTGGTATTTAATGCATGCGAAGAAACCCATGTTTTTGTCAATAAAATTGGCTCTGTAACGATCCATCAAATTTCATCATCAAATGAAGATTATATGATAGAAATACCGCTTGCTCATATTGAAACGCTCATCAAAGCGTTAAGAAATGCCAAGCGTGAAATATTAACGGCTAAGGATAAATGATGCACTATTATCAATTCAACATAGCTGATTATCGTAAAGATACCATGCACTTAACTCCGATAGAGCATTATATCTATCGAACGTTAATTGACTGGTATTATTTAGATGAAAAGCCAATACCCAAAATAACCCAAGTGGTTACCAGGCGGTTATGTTTGGGTTCTGAATTAGAGAATAATGTACAAAATGTACTCCAAGACTTCTTTTTTGAGTGTGGAGACGGATGGCATCACAAGCGGATTGATGATGATATTTGCGAATATCATGCTCAGTGTGACAAAAACAAGGAAAATGGCAAGTTAGGTGGCAGGCCAAAAACCCAAACGAAACCCAAAATAACCCAAGTGGTTTCAGAAAATAACCCAACGCTAACCCAAAATAACCCAACCGTAACCCTAACCACTAACCATAAACCACTAACCACTAACTATAAACCATTAAAACCTAAACCCTCTGTGCATGACGGTGATGAATTCGACAGATTTTGGGATGCCTACCCAAAAAAATCCGGAAAAATTGCAGCAAAAAAAGCTTGGATAAAAAATAAACCGCCAATTGATGATGTTCTGGTAGCGTTGTTATGGCAATCAAAGTCAGACCAGTGGTTAACAGACGATGGTAGGTACATCCCAAATCCGTTAACGTATATTAATCAAGGGCGATGGCATGACGAGCCGCAAGCGATTGTTAATAGGCCAAGGAGTCATCATGATTCAATTTCAGACACTATGAGGCAGATATTCGCACCGATAGGAGAGAACAATGGAACTGGACACAAGATTATCGACATTACCAATCAACAAGCAATTGGAAGCGGTGCAGAGGATATTCCAAAACTTGGCAATGGCCTATGGGAAAAGGCAGGCTGATTTATGGCAAGGGCAGGATATGCAGGATGTATGGAAGGACTGGGCAGACGCATTGCAAGGATGTTCTCTAGGAGCAATTAAGCATGGCATTGATCTTGCAAAACTTGATACTGGTAATAACCCGCCGACACAAGGGCAGTTTTTAGCACTTTGCAAAACGTACAGGCCAGAAGTTAATAAATTGCAATTGGTGCATAGATTGACACCGGAGCAGATTGAAGAAAACAAGCGTCGTATAGCTGAGATAACAAATAACTTGGCTAAAAAACAAAGAGCATGAAAAATAAATGCTCCACCTGCAAACACAGACGCTATACACCATCTAAGACTAGCAAGTTATGCTTGGTGGCTCGCTGGTGGTGTGGACTGCACAGGAAGTTGATAGGCGAAGGGCATAACAGGGATTTGGAAGCTGCTAAAGGATGTGACAAATGGGAGAAACAATGATTAAAACAAAAGCAGTTGCTAAAACGCCGGGCGAAGAAGGGTTTTGTGTGCGAAGTATGGACGTATTCCTTCCCGGCGCGAAGAAGGATAAAAAAGAGCGATGGATTGCCGATCATGACCTTTGGACGGCAGATATTGCAGGCTCAATCAGGGTTATTACGCCAATCATTATGGCGCAATGGCTATGCTGGATGGATGCAGTGACTGGCACTGTTTACTATGCAAGTGGATGGAGTGCCACATCTGGCGCTTTGTCGATTAAGGATGGAAGTATTGTTAAAAATAACGAACAAGCAGTTAATTTCTTAATGTCATTAAAAGAGGTTGCAGAATGAGTGAGAGCGATGAAATTTTGGAGCAATGTGTTAGACGCGCAAGAAAAGGAAAGCGTATTCAGTGGACAGGTGATAACACAGATAAAATACTGGATTGTCTTGAAAGCAATGGATTCCGTGGAGAATTATTCAGGGATTACATCCAGATTTACAAAGACAATTCGTATTGCAACACGCTCAGAAGGACTGATTGGATCTTAAAACAAGGAAACGGAGAGATTAAATTCTGGAACGACGAAACGATGCAATCAAAGTATGAGCCAGTTAAAGACTAAGAAATGCAAATCATGTGGCGAGAAGTTTACCCCATCCAAACCTTTGCAAATTGTGTGCGGATGGGAATGTGCCAACGTTTTAACAGCTAAAAATAAGCTAAAAGCAATCAGGAAAGAACAAAGAGAGGAAAGGAAGAAGTTAAAGACCCGCAGAGAATGGCTTAAAGACGCACAGGCTGCGTTTAATTTGTATATTAGGTATAGGGACAAGGATGAACCTTGTATAAGCTGCGGAAGGCATCATACAGGCCAATATCATGCAGGGCATTATATGGCTACATCAATCCGCCCGTCTTTGCGGTTTAATGAAGACAACGTACATAAGCAATGCCAGCCGTGTAATACACATTTGCATGGTAATTTATTGAGTTACAGGATTGAATTAATTAAAAAAATAGGGCAGGACAAGGTGGATTTACTTGAGTCACCGCCTGAGTTTAAAAAATGGAGTATTTCGGAATTGGAAGGAATTTGTATTAAGTATAGAAAACTAGCAAGAGAGGCAAATAATGGCTAATCCTGCTCCATGGTTAAATTATCCAGCCCCTAAAGACTCTATGCCTAGAATGGGCAAGACAATGCAATATTGGCGGTATAACTCACCAAAAGGCGAGTGTATTGGGTATGTTGCAAAGTATAAAACCGCCACTGGGATTGCATATAAAGAATTTGCATATGGCGCAAGAAGTGAAAATGTACGCAAAAGCTGGAACTATTACGGTTGGGCATGGGGGCAAAGACCTTTATATGGTCTTGATTTGCTTGCAAAATATCCAGATAAAACCGTGTTTGTATGTAATGGAGAAGAATCTGCTGATATAGCCAGAGAATTATTGCCTGATATGGTTTGCTTGGCTTGGCGGGGCGGAATTAATACTGCAAGAGCAATTAAATGGGATTATCTATCTGGTAGGAATGTAATTTTATTGCCTATTAACAACGATGAAGGCATCCGGTCATTGCAAAAAATAGGTTATATCCTAACTAAATTAGAATGCAATGTGCAGATTGTCAATGTTGACGGAATGCCTGATGATTGGAATTTATCAAATGAATTTGGTAATTGGAATAGTGAAACAATGAGTGAATGGTTAGAGTCAAGAATATACACCTATACCATACCGATAGTTGAACCAAGAATACCACCGCCTTTACCTGAAGAATATTTGGCTACCGCAGACAAATATCCTGAACCAATTAATTTGTTTGAAAAATTTGCCGCTCAACCGTTAAAGCGCGGGTTATTGCCAAAGGTGATTGATGACCATGTGTTTGATTTGGCTGAAGTTATTAATACTGATCCAGCTTTTGGTGGAATTATTGCATTATCTGCTGTAGCTGGTTTATTGGATGACAGAATAAAGTTAAAGGTTAAGGACGGATTTTATGAATCCGCCAGGCTTTGGACTATCTGTTGCGGCGAATCTTCGGCTAAAAAATCCCCGATCATGGATGCAGTATTAAAACCTGTTGATGCTATTGCAAAAAAAGTAGCGAAAGACGACGCAATTATCAAGCAAAAACAAGAAATTGCCGATGCAAGATATGCGGCACAATTAAAAAAATACACCATTGCAAGTCTTGATTCAAAGCATCCAGAGGTTGAAGAACCAAAACAGCCTGAGCGATATGAAAGGCGGCGTATAAAATGTGATGTTTTAACCCGTGAAGGACTCGAAAGAGCGTTGCAGGATATGCCGTCAGGTGTATATATACACAATGACGAAATATCGGCTTGGATCGGCTCTATGGACGCTTACAAAGCATATGGGGTTAACGCTGATAGGCCATTATGGTTACGTGCTTACAATGGTGGACAAATGCAGATTGATAAGGTCGGAGCTGGCTCATATATCATAGAGAATTGGAGCGCGACCATATCCGGCGGGATACAGCCTGCAAAATTGGCAGCACTAGCAAGCAAAATGGATGATGACGGATTGCTTCAAAGGTTTTTAATCGTAACATCTAACCAAAAAGGTGGGCAAGCTGCTGAACGTGCTATCAATACAGATTATGCGGACGCATGGCGGCAAGTGTTGGAATATATAGCAGATTTAAAACCTAATGATTACTATGTTAGGTTAAGCGTCCCGGCTTATTTTATTTACAGGGATGCTGTTAAGTATATCTACCGGATTATTAATAGCGGCATGATAAGCAAGGCATTTATAACCGCACTCGGAAAGTGGGAAGGGATAATTGCAAGGATGATGCTATGCTTCCATGTTGTTGATTGTGCAGGAAAAATTCATCCAACCAATATAGAAGTCTCGGAAGTAACAGCGCAACAAGCTGTTGATTATATGATTAAACATATATTGCAGCACATGGTTGCATTTTATGAATCAGTCGTCTGTGAGACTGACTCTAGCAAGGGCGCGAAGTTTTTAGCGGCATGGTTAGTAGCTGAGAATCTGACCGAAACAACTACGACCCAGATGCACAAGGATGGCCCGTATGCTTGGCGAGATCAGCCAGTATCGGTTATGCACGATTGCCTAGACAGGATGATAGAATTTTCTTGGTTGATACCAAAGAATGGCATAGATGGAACAGCCAAAAGGCCTACACAATTTACAGTAAATCCACGGGCGCATTTAATCTACCAAGAGGAAGCCGAAAGAACAAGACAGAGGCAACAAGAGGCGCGAGAGCTACAACAAAGCATACGCGCCACTGGAAGGGATTAATCGGAAATATCTGTAATAATCACATGCGGGTTTTCGCATTTACGAGCGCGGATCATCTTAGATTGAAAATCTAGTGTGCAATCCTCACAGAATCCATATTTATTAGGGACTGCCAGCCGTGCTATCTGTTTCCAGCTTTCGTACTGTTCCGCAGTGGAGCATTTTGGAACGCTTGATCTAAAATGTACACGTGTATCAATTACTTGTTCAATATTGTTCATGATTGCCCCTATGAGAATAACCAGAATATGCCATAACAAATTAACGCTAATAGCAAGATTAAAAATGGTGTAATAATAAATCCGATTACACCCATTATGATATAATCATAAAATTCTGCGAATTGACGATCTTTTTTCCATGTTCCCCATATGGCGAACAACATGCCAATTAATGCAAATATAAATAGGATTTTTAGCGCAATTATCACATCCACCCCTAATTCTTTTGGGTATAGAATTTGGACGCATTGAGCATACTCTTGTATTTCTGAAATTGTTGCAGTTTGAGCGTTAAATATTGGCAATAATTCTTTGCATTGCGCAACTTGCACATTATGTGCGCCGATAGTTGCCAATGCTGCTTGCGTAGTTGCTATTGCAGCCATTATTGTTGCTGACATATATTCCTCCTTTTATTTGACATATACATCGGACGGCATTAATACAATACCGATTTTATGACGATCAGCAGGACGGAATTTATACCATTTTTCCATGATGCGTTCATGATGGTCGGCAGCGTCTTCCATATCTGCGCGATGTTCGGCTACTTTATATCGTAAAGCGTCGACAACTCTCTGTTCTGCATTATTTCTGATTGCTTTCCGATATTCCCATGCTGTAATCGAGAATGTACGGCCTGCGCGCTCAAGATTGCGCTGTGCTGATATTTTTACGTCGAATAGTTCTTTCATTTTATCTCCTTTTGTGTGGTTTTATATTCGCAAGCTGCTTCCCATGCAGCCCATTGTATGAAAGTTTGCATTAAACTATATAAGCCATCATTATTTTTTGCAATGGCTCTTGGGTATTCGCCGTTATTTGACATCCACGCTTCAAATGCTTTTTGATCCTCAGTCATTTTGTCTCCTTCCGGTTATTTAATTGGGAAAAATAAAGCTACAACAAACAGTATTGCGACAATTGCGCCAAATAGAAACGGTGCAACCCAGTTATTTATAAAGTTTTGCATGTTAGCTCCTGATTAAGTAATCCACGCCGTCAAAATCAATCCGCGTATAGTCGTATTCTGCTTCATCCGCTGCGGCTTGGTAGTCGAGCGTCATATGCCGCCAAGGCCACGCGCCGGATTCAAACTCCTTAGGCATTGAGTAGCAATCGGCAATCAGTTCCTTGATGTAATCGGTAAAGTACGATTCCCTTATCAAGGTCTCGCCATACTCCCAGTCTGAGTAACCCTCAGCCTGCTCCTGTACTTTTAACAAGATTGCTAATTCTTGCGCTTCTTCGTTGCTTGGGTTTTCGATGCCTTCCAGTTCTTCAATGCGGTCTATTATTTCGCGGCTGTCGATAGTGTCTTGCGTATTGTTTATTTGGTTGCTCATTTTTTAATTCTCCTTAGTCGGTTAACTTAAAATTAATACGCTATCGAGGCCGCACGCTTTGCCGATCGCGGTGAAAGCGTCTTCTATCGCGCTATCCCCTACGCCGTCAATTGTGACCACTTTGCCTGTCTTACTATCGGTCAACTCAATACCCGCGCTTGTTAATGCTGCATCAATTCCCGCACTGAACTTGTGATATCCATAGCCGGATGCCTTGCCCCTGCCTGACGTGTAGCATACGCCTGGAGCATGTACCCATAACGCGCAATATACAGGGCTTGCGCCATCGCCTGAGCGTGACATGTAGATATACGCCGTCAAGATAGATACAAGCTCACCGTTGAGCATTCCAGCAACGTGATATTTACGCACTATTTCCTTGTCAAGGTGTTTTGCGTTGCTCCTGTCTGTTGTGGGTAGTTTCGCGATTAAGTCCATTTTAAAATCCTCTCAGTAGTTTATTAATTCTATGGCCTATTAAACAGCCAGCTATTACGCATAATGTAAATATTAAGGTGATCATTATTTAACTGCCTCCATGCCTGTTATGTTTCTATCCAGCAAATTGGTTTCTTGGATAGGTTCAAAGTCTTGCAATTCTTTACTGACTATCTTGTCACAAGTTACACATCTATTAGTAACACCTAAAAACTTATCGAGACTCACGCCCCATTTGCTACCGTTAACACAGCTTGACTGTGATCTATTGCAACCATTTATATAATGTGTCTTCGCCTGCATTTTGTCTCTCCCTGGTAAACATTGATCTATATCAATATGCAACATTGCACAATTAATATTTTAATGAGCTTCCAGATATGTCAATTGATCTATATCAATAAACCATCAGAAAAATATTAATAGTTTAGCTTTTTAACTAACTCATTGATTGCATTAGCGTTATTTAAAATGAATGGGCACTTTTTATCACTCAATCTAATTCATTTTGAAAAACCTTATTAGAATCAACATGTTAACCTAAAAGATACTTTCTCTGAAATATGCCTTTGAAATCATGGGGATAGTGATTAACGCAGGTTTTCTGGCAAAAAGGTATATAAAGGCGTTTTGAAATTTATAACTATTTGATTATAAAGGATATTTTATTTTACACTCTCCCTTACCCGACCTCTCTCAATCTATAGCTTTCAGGTTAAGTGTATGATTCTATTGGTGAATTTTGAAACGAATACAGCTTTTAGGTTAAGTGTATGAATCCATTAAGGTTTTTGAAAACGAATCTTAAGTTATTGATTATATTGAATATATACCAGCTTTTAGGTTAAGTATATGAATACAATAAGGATTTCTGAAATGAATGGCAATAATACAAATATCAGCGATTGTATACGTATACATACATAGTCTCTCGTTATGTGAGAGGTTACATGCTCATCTTGGTAGTTATGTGTCATCATGGTGGATGATCTGAGCTGATAGTTTCATAGTGACATCCGACGGGGGGGAGGGTGAGTCGTGTATGGGAAATTTTTTTCTTATCACCCCTCTCCACAAGAAAAAGTCACTCACTCTCTCTCATTATGTTATACTACTCAAAAGGAGTATTATATGACTGGTAAAGAATTAAAGAAGTTAAGAGAGAGATTAGGGTTGACATTGGCTATGGCTGCAAAGCAGTTAGATGTATCTATTGCGACATGGTGTAGATGGCAGAATGCAGATGTAGTACCTGCGAATAGGGTTAAGTACTTTTTGATGTTGAATGATGAGCGTATAAAGAGTAGAGATGGTAGGTTATAGGCATGGGTGATGTTATAAATTTTAGTGGTTCTAAAGTTGAAATTAAAGACGACTTAACTATTTTAGGTTGTGAGTCATGTGGGAATAAGACTTTTGTTGTTTACAAAGAAAAAGAAAATGGTTGTCCATTATTAATGTGTTCTGTATGTGGTAATCATATACATAATATTGTATTGTCGGATACGTTTTAATTTAATTAAACATGAGTGATAAGTTAATACCACTAAAACTACTTGGTTATCAGTTATTAGATGATCTGGTAGCATCTAAAGGCAATGACTTCATACGAGATATACTGGTAGAGAGGTTAGCTGAAGGTGATAACCCTGCTGACATATCTAAGGAGGAGTTTGGAGTTCCGTATGTAGTCTTACGTGGCTGGATTGAGTTAAACTGTCCTGATGCTATTGCATTGGCTGGTAGAGCAAGAGCTGATGTATTGGAGTGGAAGGCTACTAATCTGGTTGAGAATGCTGAACCTGAGGAGGTTTCGTTGGTCAGGATGCAGTCTGAGCATTATATGAAGATAGCATCCAAGTTGGATAGGGTTAAGTGGGGTGATAAGTCTGATGGTGGGATGAGTAGTACTGGTGGTACTAATTTTACTATTGTTATTGGTGATGCTCGACCAGAGTTGAATGTGATAGAAAGTAATGGCTGAGTTAAAGTTTGATCTAACCCCGTGGCAGAGAACTGTCTATACTGACGATACACGGTTCAAAGTGATTGTTGCTGGTAGACGATGTGGTAAGACTCGGTTATCGGCTGTAATGTTGATTACAAAGGCTCTACAATGCCCTTCAATGGATGCTAGGGTGATGTATGTAGCACCTACTCAGGGGATGGCATATGACTTGATGTGGGACTTGGTAATGATGCTTGCAGAACCGCTTATTGCTAAAGCGCATATCAATGATGGTGATATAACTTTAAAGAACGGTGTAAAAATACAGATTCGTGGTGCTGACAAGCCAGACAGGTTAAGAGGTAAGAAACTGTTCTATGCGATTCTGGATGAAATGAAGGATATTAAGGATGGGACTTGGGAAAGTAGTATAAGACCATCTTTGTCGGATATGGAAGGTGGTGCATTGTTTATTGGTACGCCTGAACCTGAAGCAGTTGAATTCCGTAAGATATTTGACAGAGGTCAGGATGGTGATGATCCTGAATGGAAATCATGGTTGTTCACTACTGCTGATAATCCTTATATCAAGAGATCAGAAATTGAAGCTGCTAAGAAGTCCATGGGCAGTGCTGAGTTCTTTAGAGAGTATGAGGCATCATGGGATACAGCAGGATCTAACTTACTAAGAATAGAGTGGCTAAAAACTGGTAAAGCACCACTTGGCTCATATGCTACTTATATTGCCATTGATCCTTCTGGTTATACTGGAGTTACTACTGAAACAGGTAAAAAGAGCAATCTTGACTATTTTGCAATAGCAGTAGTTAGAGTTTATGAGAATGGTCATTGGTGGGTGCAGAAAATTGATTATGGAAGGTGGGATGTACGAGAATCGGCGGTTAGAGTGTTAATGGCAATACGAACACATAAACCTTTGGCGATTGGGATAGAAAAAGGTGCTTTAATGAGAGCTGTACTTCCTTATTTGGAAGATTTAATGCGTAAGAACCAAGTATTTGCACATATACATTCAATTTCTACTGGTGGTATTGCAAAAGAGAATAGGATAGTATACGCATTGCAAGGGTTATTAGAGCATGGTAGGATTGTATTCAATGAAGATGAGAATTGGGATGAGATTAAGCGCGAAATGATAGGATTCCCATCACCAAGAGTGCACGATGATTGCTTCCCTGCCGGCACATTAATAATGACTCTTAATGGTGAAAAGTGTATATCTGAAGTTACTACTGATGATTATGTGTTAACTGGGTCTGGTGAATTTAAAAAGGTATTAAAAGCATGGTGTAAAGGTAATAAAGAAGTTATTACTCGGTACGGTATTACAGCAACACCTGAACATAAGATATTTACATTAAATAGGCAATGGGTAAGTCTTGATTCTTTAAGTGACGATGATATAATCATTGAATGTCATTCATTAAAGGATGTATCATGCGCGAAACCATTGAATTTAACGGAAAATTGTATCACCGCTATCCAAATGCTAAACAACGAAACCACAGGTTATACTATACAAGCCACTCGAAATGGAAGGAAAATCCAAGATCGCTTCATCGAGACATTTGGGAATTTCATAATGGAAGAATCCCAGATGGACACCATGTACACCATGCAGACGGGAATTCAGAAAACAACGACATCTCCAACCTTGTCTGCCTATCAAGTGCCGCACATCAAGTCGAGCATAGAGAAGAACGAAGTCTCAGAGGAAAAACAGAACAAAGTTTGCGGCATTTGGAAAGTATCAGACACCTTACAAAAAAATGGCATTCATCTCCAGAAGGAATTGCTTGGCACAGAGAACATGCTAAACGATCTCTCATGCGAGACCTTCCTGAAAAGCAATGTTGTGAATGCGGGAATAATTTTAAGCCAAAAATGTCAATCCAGAAAATTTGTAGTAGAGAATGCACAAACAGAAAACAGGCAAGGCTTGCAAGAGAAAAACGTGCCCGTTTACGACCTAATGGTTGAAGGCAGGCATGAGTTTTTTGCTGATGGAGTTCTTGTTCATAATTGTTTGGATGCCCTTGCCTATATAAGCCACCTTCAAGAGACTACATATCAACCGCATAGCTCTTATGATGATTATGAACCATTAGATGAAATGACCGGGATATAAATAATAAGGTAAATAGAATGATTATTAATCATGATGAAACAACGCCTGAGTTTATAGATATTTTTGAACCTGAAGGTAAAAAATACTATGAACCAACTGAAAATGATAAAGAACTACTAAACTTTATTGTTTCTCATACAGATAAATGGCGTGATTTCAGAGATCAGAACTATTCTGATGACTGGAAGAAGTATGAGCGTAATTTTCGTGGTAAGTTTGAAGATTCTGACAAGACTAAAAAGTCCGAAAGAAGCAAGATTGTCTCTCCTGCAACACAACAAGCAATCGAAACACGTCATGCCGAGATCATGGAAGCCATTTTTGGTCAAGGTGAGTATTTTGACATAAAAGATGATGTTGTAGATGCAAATGGAACAAAACTTGACGTAGAAAAGATAAAAAACCAGCTAAAAGAGGATTTCGATCAAGATAAGATCAGGAAATCTATTGAAAGTATCTCATTATTAGCTGAGATTTATGGAACAGGAATAGGTGAAATTACTGTTTCTACTCAAAAGCAGTATAAACCAATGCAAGTTCCAGTTGACAATCAAATTGCTGCATATGGTGTAGGTGAAAAAGAGCGTATTTCAGTACGTTTAACCCCTGTAAATCCAAATAACTTCCTATTTGACCCTAATGGCACGTCTGTTGATGACTGTTTGGGTGTCGCTGTTGAAAAATACGTTTCAATTCATAAAGTAATCTCTGGTATTAAAAGCGGGAAGTATCGTGATATAGATATTTCTACTCTTTATACCGACAACTCGCTAGAAGCAACACAAGAAACAGTAGATTATCGTGATGATAAGGTGCTTTTGCTTACCTATTATGGACTTGTTCCAAAAGAGTATTTAAATCAAGAAGATGAAGAAATTGAGGATATTTTAGGCGAATCTTCACCATATATTCGTGATGAATTTGAAGATTACGAGGATATGGTAGAGGCCATTATTGTAGTGGCTAATGGTGCTGCTATCATAAAGGCTGAAGAATCACCATATATGATGCAAGATAGGCCAATTATCTGTTATCAGGCAGATACAGTGCCTAACAGGATATTGGGACGTGGTACAGCAGAAAAAACACTTAATATGCAGGCTGCTATAGATGGTTCGATTAGATCGCATCTTGATTCTATTGCATTGACTACTGCCCCAATGATGGGAATGGATGCAACTAGAGTTCCGCGTGGATTCAAGTTTGAAGTTGCTGCTGGCAAGAATGTAATGGTTAACGGAAATCCACAAGAAATCATGTTTCCGTTCAAGTTTGGTGCTAGTGATGGCGTACAAATGGAAACCAGCAAAGAGTTTGAACGCATGCTCTTAATGGCTTCTGGAACAATGGATTCTAGCGGTCAAGTCTCTCAAGTATCGAGAGATAGCAATATGGATATGGCTACCGCTACCATGATTAAGAAGTACAAGAGAACATTAGTAAATTTTCAGGAAGAATTCTTAATCCCGTTTATTTACAAGGCAACATGGCGGTATATGCAGTTTGACCCTGAACGTTATCCTGCTATTGATGTTAAGTTTGTTCCAATGGCTACATTAGGTATTATTGCCCGTGAATACGAGCAAAAACAACTTGCCTTCCTGATACAAACTTTAGGGAAAGACTCTCCATTGACACCAATTCTGATGCAAGGTGTGATTGAGAATTCATCTTTGCATAATAAGATTGAAATGCTTGAGCAAATGAGCAAACAATCACAACCTGACCCGCAACAAGCTCAAATGCAACAACAAGCAATGGCACTTGATATGCAACAGAAACAAGCTGATGTTCAAAAGACTCAAGCTGAAGCACAAAAAGCGGCAACTGAGGCACAACTTGCACCAGATGTTGTAAAAGCTAAGATTTTATCGTCATTATCGAACAATTTAAACGAAGATAATGAGGGTAAAGACTTTGAGCGTAGAGTTAAGATTGCAGAATTGATGTTGAAGGAGAAAGATATTTCAAGCAATGAAAATGTTGTAAAGATGCAAATGGCAGGGGATATGCAGAATAGACAGGTTGATACTTCTTTAAAACTTGCAGAACATGAACTTAAAAAACAAGAACTTGAACTAAAAAAAGAAAGCAGGAAGCCTTTTAAAGTAACCGCACCATCTGGTGCTAAATATGATATTGAATAAGGAGTAATGACATGGCACAAGGAACAATGAAGTGGTTTGCACAAGGATTGCATGATCTTGGAAATAAGATACATGATCTTGATAGTGATGATTGGCGCATGGGGATTGTTACAACAGCAACAGTTCCTGCTGTAAATACTGCTGCGCCTCATTGGGGCGGAACAGGAACTACAAATTTCGCTACAAATCAAGTGGCTACAACTGGCACAAGTTATACTGGCCCATTAGTTCTTACATCTGAAGCATGGACATTAACATCTACAGGTGCAAGCATGGATTGGGCTGATACAGTAATGCAATTAGCTCAAGATGCATCCGGTTTCACTAATGGTGCTTACGGTATTATATACAATAATACTGATGCTAATAAACGAGCGATTGGTTATCTTGAAATAAGTTCAACTGGTGCAGCATCATTAGTAGCTGGAGCTGTAAATATCACATTGAACGCATCTGGTTCATTCGCATTATCACAAGCATAAAAGGATAAATCATGACACCAGAACAAAAAGCAGTAGTTAAAGCGTATGTATTGGCTGACCCGGTGTTGGTTACGTACACATCTGGCCCGGGAACAGATTACGGGTTTATAGCCAACGCTCTCGCAGCATATGCATCGCCGCCTGTGCTGGCGTGGAAGACATCTGTTCCTGCGGTCGTATCGGATGACGCTCCAAGTTACAGCACATTCGACAGCATCGCGGCAGGTAAACGGGACTCATGGGGCTTCTTCCTCGCGCAGACTAGAGACTTCACTCGTAAAAAAGTTAGGGATTGGGTAGTAGATGTATGGGGGTCAGCAACCGCTGGTAGTAATGCAGAGAAAATTTTGCAGGCAGGCACGGAGAACATGCGTGTTGTTGAAGTTGTTCTTGGTGGAACGGATAAAACAACAGGCACTGTTACTGCTAAAGACCGCACCTACGTCGGCAGCATTGACTTGACCGAAGTCGCTTCTATATTTAACGCACAATGAGCGACGATATTAAGCTGGTAATAGCCATTCCCACAGCAGGGACAGTCAAGATGGGGTTTGCTTACTCACTTGCTGGGCTTATAGGATACCTATCCGCAAATGCTATTCCGTCACGACCTGAGGCCACTATTGAAGTGAAAATGGACGTGGTTGAATCGAGTGTGATTCATACAAACAGGGAAAAGCTAGTACGTCGTGCTATTGACTCAGGTATGACACATCTAATGTTCTTGGATGATGATATGGTGTTCGAGCCGCACATAATAGACGTTATGTTAGGCCGTAGGCAGCCAGTAGTTTGCACTAATTATCTAATAAAAACAGACGCATGTGATTCTTTCGTTGCTGTTGGGCTGAACGATAAAAGAGTGGCTACGACGGAAAAATCAACAGGGCTAAAGCCGATAGCTTATTCAGGCTTTGGGGTGAGTGTGTTTGAAGTTGAGGTATTCAAGAATACTCCGCAGCCATGGTTTTTGCCGAAGTTTATCCCTGAAGACAATGGGTACACAACAGAAGACAATCCGTTCTACGAGCGAGTTAGAGCAGCAGGGTATAAGGTATATTTAGATCAAGATGCAAGTAAGTTGATCTCCCATTTAGGTGGGTCATCATGGAATTGGAAGGAGTATAAAAATGGCTGATACAACAACTAAGGTAACGACATCAACGCAGATTACTCATGCTTCAAGTGGGGCTTCTATGGCTGCCGCAACGTTCAGCGGCTCGGCGGATGTCTCAGCGGCGTTGCTTTCGTTCACGGGAAACCTTAATAGATACCCAAGGTGTGATGTAACGCTTACTGTATCCCCAACGGCTTCGATTGCCTCTACGTCAACAAACATATATTTATACCGTAGGGATATGAACGTAGATGGTACTACTGATGAACCGATACCTGGAGTGAGTAATAAGCAACATTTCATGGGCGTGTTCCAACTCTCGGCGGCGACAACTGCTTCGACTACACAAACATTACAAATAACAGATGTACCACTTCCCGGAGCTGGTGACTGTGAGTTTTACATAGAAAGCGGACTAGGCGTAAACATTCCCATAGGTTGGGTGTTAAAGGTCACCCCTAAATCTGATGTAGGCGCGACTGCGTAATTCATGATACGCCGTAAAATCCCGTGGACTAGCCAGCCGCAGAGTCTGGTTGAAATAGACCGTTCTAAAATACCGTTTCGACTCTCTGCCCTCGTACTCGGCTCATGCCCAATAAATCTAGCCACTGGCAAGTCTTTTGCGCTCAACGGCATCTTACCAAGTATTGCTTCGGTTGGTAGGATATTACGCGCTCCAGGCCCAAGGGCGCAAACTACCAATTTCATTACTCTGGATAGGAACCCTCCGGCGGGAGGATTAACTGTCATAGCGGTTGCTAGTCGTAGAACTTCTTTTTCAGTCAACTTGGTAGATTTTTTGGCTAGCACCACAGATACTGCATTAACAATTGGATTCTCTATAGATTTGAGTAACGGTTGGGATGCCGGCCATGAAAATAAGCTCAGGGGATTCGGAAGTGTATACTTAGACGGAGTTCTGCAGTCTACAACTAGGTCAGATGTGGCCTTAAACAATGGTCAGTTTTATGGGATTGTCTGTAGGACGTCTACATATACACAAGGAGATTCTTTAAATTACCTTGGAGCCACTACCAACGCCAATTGGACATCGGAAATAGACTGTGCCTTATTTTGTGTTATCGAAGGGGATATCGGGGATAGTTTAGCACGAGAAATATCTCGCAACCCTTGGCGAATATTCGCCCCCCAAGAGCGGAGGGTATTTGTTAGTGTAGCTAGTAGTGATCTTAATATCACAACCACATTGGCTACTGCTAATGCGAGTGGGTTTACTGCTAATATAGATCGACAACTTGTAATCGCAACATCATTAGGAACGGCTACTGCAAGCGGATTTACAGCAAATGTAGATCGTCAACTATCTATTACAACTACACTTGCTACCGCCACTGCAAGTGGTTTTACAGCTAATATTAGCAGTGATCTTAATGTAACTGCAACACTTGCTACTGCAATCGCAAGTGCATTCTCTGCTAATGTAGACAGACAATTATCTATTACAACTACACTTGCTACTGCAAATGCAAGTGGATTTACCGCTAATGTAGATCGACAGCTCTTTATCACCACTACACTTGCTACTGCAACAGCTAGTGGATTTGATGCAAGTATAGCTTTAGGTGGTGGATTAAATATAATTGCTACTCTCGGAACGGCAAACGCCAGTGGTTATACGGCTGGAATAACACTAGCATCTGCACAAGGTAGTGGATGGGAAACATACGTTGCTCCTACCCGTAAAAAAACTGTCAAGCAATTTAAAGAAGAATTCAATGATCTTACTTACTTTGAACTTGAAGAAAAAGAAGATGAAGTAAAGTCAGAAATTAGGTTAGTTGAACAAGATATAAGACTCAACGAGGATTTGGGATTAGATAATTTAATCTTAAAACTTAAACTTGCATTAAAGATTCAGAAAGCAAAGTTACAAGCAATAAAATCTGTAAAACAAGAAAAGATACAAGAAGCTCAAGTACAGCAAATTCAATATGAAGCAATACCTATTGAATATACGCAAGATATTGATATTATTCACGAAGATGAAAACATTGATGCAGATTTATCATATATAGCAGCAATTTTAAGAATGAAATACTTCAATTAATACAGGTAAATTATGGATAAATTACAACGTTATTATGAGAATCGTTTGGCAATGATGAATACTGAAGCATGGGCTGACTTAATGGAAGATATACAAGGAATGCTTAATGCGACAAATAATGTAATGTCTATTCAAGATGAAAAAACGTTACATTTTAAACGTGGTGAAATATCTATGATGAACTGGATGCTTTCATTAAAAGATATGAGCAAGATAGGATTTGAGCAACAAAGAGGTGAATAATGAGAGTGTTACGTGATTTTAAATGTGTTGATGGGCATATTACGGAACGATTTATTGACTATACAGTTGAAATTGTTCCATGTGGAACATGTGGCAAAGAAGCGAAGAAAACACTTGGACTTGGGAATGTGATTCTTGACGGGACAGATGAAGGATTCCCCGGCGCATGGAATAGATGGGCAGATATTCGAGAAAAGCGGCATAGGCAACTTGCAAAAGAAAAGAGATAAAATAGATACTTGCATTAATTATTTATGTGTGTTAATTTAAAACTAATAGTACCTGTATAGGGTATACAAGGAGAAAAAGCATGGAAAATGAAGTATTTGCAGATATAAATGAACTTGATACTGTTTCGCAAGGAATACAGAAACAGGAAAGTGCAGCAAGAGACGAATCAAAAAGTGTACTGGAAGACATTCTACCTGAAGAATTTAAAGGTAAGAGTCCTTCAGAAATTGCAAAGCAAGCACTTTTTTACCGGAATCAAATGGGTAAACAAGCGAATGAGCTTGGTGAGGTTCGCAGGCTTGCTGATGAGCTGATTAAGTCACAGTTGCAAGTACAGAAACAGCCGGAACAAGATGTCAGTGATGAGATGGACATCTTCGATAATCCGAAAGAAGTTATACGTAGGGCGATTGAACAGAATCCAATGGTTCAATCTGCTGCATTACAAGCAGATAACGCTCGTAAGGTATTGGCGCAGCAACAGTTGGCTATTAAGCATCCAGATTTTACTAAAGTTGTTCAGGATAATAATTTCTCTGAATGGGTTGGTAAAAGCAAATTTAGACAACAGTTGTTTAAGCAAGCTAATGATTATGATGTTGAAGCTGCTGACGAATTACTTTCTACTTATAAGGAATTACGCTCATCGCGGCAATCGAATATCTCAGAAACCGAAAAAGGTGCAAGAGATAAACAGTTGAATGCTGCTGGAGTTGATTCTGGAGGTAGCGGAGAAACATCGAAGAAGATATATCGGCGCACTGATATTATGAAATTGATGATTAATGATCGCAAAGCATATGATGCTAGAGCTGAAGAATTCAAGCTGGCATATATGGAAAAGCGAGTTAGATAACAATCTGGTACTAATTTCTAGTGCCAGATAAATTAAAGGAGTTTTATTATGGGACTAGGAACTGATAATACTGGACGTGTTGTTGCCGATAAATGGATTGGTGAAATATGGCAAGACGAGGCTATTGCTACTTATGAAGCAAAGACCGTCATGCGCAATCTTGTTGAAGTCTTTCAACATCAAAAACATAAGGGTGATGTAATCCATCGCCCTAATCCCGGACGTGGCGAAGCCTCTGAAAAAGCTGTAAATGCTCAAGTTAAACTGATTGCAGACACCGCTAACGAAATAACAATTAGCATTAACAAACACTATGAATACTCGAAGTTGTATGAAGATATTGCTGATCTTCTTGCATTGGATGGTATGCGTAGGTTCTATACAAAAGATGCTGGTTATGCCTTAGCAAAAAGAATTGATGCAGAACTACATAAACTTGGCGCATATGCTCAAGGTGGAACTGTATCTGCTGCTGCCTTGTATGAAAAAGGTGTTATCGGTGGTGATGGCTCCACATTGTTCTCTGGTGCTGCCAACTCTAATACAGGTAATGGAACTGCATTAACTGATGCTGGATTAAGACAGGCAATGCAAACACTTGAGGATTCAGATGTTAATACTGCTGAATGTGGACTTGTTGTTCCTCC